TGCTTCTGACATACCGACAAACGCTTGACAAGAAACATCAAAAGTACATTGATTACAAACAGTGATTTTAATCTCTTCTCCTTGCGGTTGACCTACTAAAGTCTCAATCCTTTTTTCCCAAGTCGGTGATAAGGGATTAGGTCCGGATATTATTTGTAAAATACCAAAAGGATATTCCGGTTGTGGTGCGGATTGATCACGCCAAACAGTAAACAAACCCGTTGCTTCAGAAAACCACGCATGTACAGCATCTTGTAAAGACCCTATATCTATTGGGGATAATACACTCATTGTCCAACTTTCGTTGCAACATACTTAAAAAATCCACCATACACAGTCCAATCTTCCGTCGAATGAATCTCATACACATCTCCATGCCATTCTATTTTAGTCGGTTGTGTTTGTTTGTTGACAGATAATCCATTAAGTTTTTCGAGTGAGTGTATTATGATTGCACCTTCTGTTCTCCGACCTTCGGGTAACTCTCTTAGGTCCTTAGGTTTAGCTGGTTGAACTACTAATTTCAAGTAAGATATTTTTTGTGGTTGATCTTCCCATCGACCGTAGCTGTCGTACGCACCAATAGTTTGTACAATAACTTTAGTAGTCATTGCCAACTCTTGAATAACGCTTTTTAGGTCACAACCACAACGCATTATTTTTTATCCCTTACAACAACGCTTATCGAGCCTATGAGTTGCCCTTCGTGCCAAAGAGGTGTTGCCCCTTTTCCTCTAACAGCAATTGTTTTTGCTGACAAAGGCGGTTTTATGCCTGCTTTTATTGTGCTTATTACATCTGCTTTGTATTCTTCTCCGACCAACAACAATTCTACTTCGATCTTTTTACCCTCAAAAGATGCAGATGTAGCTTTTGCGATTTCTTTTACATATTTCTTTTCGTGTTTATCTCCAGTACTTCTCAAAAAAGATCTTTCCGGAACAGTTGCGGTACCATACTCATGTACTGTACCAATCACTACATTCGTAACTCCACCGTGATCTTTTTCTGCCTCTTTGCCTTGTATCCCAACTGCCACAACAAAGTTTTTACGATAATTTTTTCTTAGTTTATCCCAACCGCGATCTACGACTTTAACTTTACCACTCATTAATCTCTCCATCGTCCGGTTGTGTTAGGGTTGTCACTCATCCCTTTAAAAAACGACGGTTGTACTGCGTCCTCATTTGCCGCTAATGTCTCTTTCTTTAATTTACTATTACCACCAAATGAAGGTAACACAAACGGTACAATTCCTTGAGCAGATGACTCAAGCTCTTTCGCCCTTTGTTCGTAGGCTTTTGAGAGATCGCTACAACTCTTTGAAACTCCAGCAGCGCTCATACTTACTTTAGAGCTAAAACGTGCTGCGATAGCTCTACAAACCATCGCAGCCGCTTTTTGTACAATTGAATGCACAGACAAAGAGTAGCCAATCTCCTCATCAGAGACAATTTGATTATCCAGATAAACATCCCCTACCAAAAAACGTACTTCATCTTTTGTCGAAGAATCCGGCCTACCTGAATAAGTCCATCCCATTAGTTGTCTCCTTTAGTCTTCTCTTTTAATAGATCGTTTTAGCATAATAGATACAGGGCTTTCCGAAGATTTATTTTCTTCAGTTTCCTCTATAACTTTTTCTACAACTTTTTTAGTGCTCGGCTTTTTTACGTTCTCCCGATCAGTAAATTTCATATGTCCCGATTCAATCCAATCGTTAGGCTCATTCCATTTATGCGCTCCCAACACTTCTTCGCCGGGTTGTACTGTGATATATTCGCCTTTCCATTTTATCAAGAAAGGTATAACCGCTACATAAGGCATGTCGCCTCCTTGTTTATGAGATTACGTCTTTAAAGAACACACCAAGATCTTCAGCTACTACTTTTTGATCATAAGCTGCTTCGCCTTCGATCCTTACAGAAGCTAACTCGTCCATCGGAAATCTTTTGATTCTGATTCCGGAACCGCCGGACCCCATAAAACCAGACCAAGCAAAAGTATACCCAGCACTCGGAGTCATCAACGAGGGCCTAGGATTTGAGTATACCAACATGGCGTGCTTCTCAAACATGTGGCCCATATCCAACGCAGCACCTTCTATCGCACTATTTACAACCGCGCCTGCAATCAAAATCTCATCTAAACCTAACAAATCTGCAAGCAAAGAAGTCGTAACTTCGCGTCGTGCATCCGTACGTGTGCGCGAAAGAATAGTTGCATGATCGGTAAGAGTAGACCAAACGTCTCTTCCTAAAATAAGTTTGTTGGGTAAGTATCCAGTTTTGCCGTGCATCGCATTTATTTGTGCTCGCATATCCTTGATAGGCGTTGATGATCCCGCATCCCAAAGTGTGCTTGGAGTAATATCGCCTCCGGATGTTGATCCAGTCCACAACCCGGTTACAAAATACTTACTCTTCCAAAGCGCTTCTTGTTTGAGTAAAAGTTGGCGAGTTACGTATTCCGTTGCATCCTGCTCCAGCCGCAAAGGTGCGTCCTGATTAGCTAAAATCTGATCGTCCAAGTCCTGATGCCACGCATAAACCTTCGCAAAATAATTAGCATCACTGTTGATATCAAATCCACCGCCAGCAGACTCTTGAGAAATACCTCTCTGTTTTGCGTCTACCCGAAACCAAGCGTCTCGTTCATAAGTAAAATATCGGTCACCTTGGTTAGCAACCAGAATAACAGGAAATGCTTTTTGTGAAATAAACTCTTTGGCATCTTGCTTATAAGCAATACTTATATTAGTTAGAGGTCTATTAACATGTACTTGGCCTGGTTTCTGATTTGCCATTTTTACTCTCCTTTTCTAAAAATAAAGCACAATAACTTAAGCAACCAAGCCCGAGTTATCTAGGTTAATCTCGATAATTTCTCCGTCGTTACTCGCTGCTTCCAAAGCACGTCCACAAAAATAACTACTTGATCTTGCACCATCAATAACCTCAACACTGAGGCCAAGAGGCGTTATTGCATCACCAGACACAAACTCAAGTTCTGAATCTACGCCAGTTGTAGGAGACGAAATAGTAAACACTCCAGCCGAAACACTAACAGTAGCAGTGGTATCCGCTTCCACAACTGTTTTTACTTCCGCAGCGGTTACTGCATTGATGTCCGCAACATCTCCCGTACCAGCAACAGCAGCAGCCCAAGTAAGATTACCAGTACCGGCAGCAGCAGCTACCGAACTATCTGTACCTTGTTTATCAGACGATACAACAACTTGCCCACCAGATACAACAGCAGACCCACCAACTAATTGATCATTAATCTGTGCTGCGATCTGTAATGCAGTAGTCGTTGCACCAGCAAAAGTTATTGTTTGGGCATCGCCACCATCAATAGTAATTATAGATGTCAAACCATCCTGATCAGCAACAGCATAACTGGTTGTATCTGTAATAGTACCAGCAGCCGCATCAAATGTTGCGGTTGCGTTGCCTACGTTATCAACATCCAACACTACCGTATCTCCAGCAACCAAATCATAAGTCTCTGCTCCACCAACTTTAGATGCCGCAGTAGCGTTAAGTGCTGCGGTTATTGCCTTACCGACTGCATTTGCCATTACGAGATCACCTTTAGCAACAGCGGCTCCAACCACAACTTTAGATATACCGCTCGGAGCCAACGCCACAGATCTACCTTGTGCGCTTGGATCATCTTGTATAACACCGTCTGCCGGTGCGCCAATGGCTGATACAACCTCAACTTGTCCGCTACTATTTATTACGCCAAATTTATGTTGATCATTTGACAAATCTCCAGCAGCCTCCAAACCGGGAATTACATTTTTTACGTTTTCGTGAGACATTCTTAAACCTCCTTATCCTTCGTTAAGGTATTCGGCATAGAGTTCAGGATTTTCGTCTTGTGCTTTAACCAGGGCCTGGATTTTTGTCAGATCCTTGTCTGCCTTTCGCAATGCTTCCGCAGCTTTTTCAATTTTTGCATATGCACCAGCTGTGTTATTACCACCAACTACCCCATTCTCCTTAAGCAAATCGGATTTTTCAAAACTTTCGCTTACCAATTTCATTTGCTCCAATTGTTCTTTGGCCATTTCAGGATCCAAATTATGCATTTTCTGAAGCTGTTCACCAAGTTCATCGCTCGATTTACCTGGATAAAATGACAACTCTTGCTCCGCTTTATTTATCCACTCTCTTTTTTCTCTTGCATCTTTTTCGATAACGAGTAGTTTTTTATTGTCTTCGTTCTCAGCTTTCAAAATCTCAATTTGATCATTGTGTTCTTTTTTTATCAAC